TGAACTTGTGGCCTCTTCTGCGACTATAGTTATGGTTGCACTTGATTCTGTTATATCTATGCCTTCGCCTGCCGTAAATGTAATTGTTCCACCAAGTGCTGTAGCTGTAGAGTTTGAACCGTCAGTCACTGTGATTGCGCTGTTAGCTAGTTTTGCGTTTGCTATGGATCCTGCCAACATTGCATTTGTTATGACACCAGAGCCTATAACTAGATCTATTGTTCCGTCACTATCCTCGTATGTTACTGATATACCTGTTTCCGTGTTTGACGAAAACATCGCACCGACTATGTCTTGCACTCTCTCTGTGGTGTGATACAGGTTGCTTGAGCCTTCGCCTATATCATCAGTGTCTAAGGTTATGTTTGCACTACCGTCAAAGCTAACACCACTAATTGTTCTAGCAGAGGCTAGTGTGGTCGCTGTAGTAGCATTGCCTGTCAATGCTCCTATAAAAGAAGAGGCGGCAAATGCCTTGTTAGCACTTAGTCTAGAGTTGCTGTTGTCCCATGTGATTGTAGGTTTGCTTGCAGAAGCACCGAACTCTATCCCTGCACCATTTGTATTTGATAGAGTTGTAGCACCTTTTGCCACTCTGATAGTTGCATCTTCTACATCCAGGGTTGCTGTATTAAGAGTTACTGTATCACCGTTTACTGTTAGATCTCCTGTAACCGTTAGATCATTGCCTATGGTCACATCATCTGGAAGTCCTATAGTTATGGTTGCACTTTCGGATCCAGAGCCTGAAACTTCTATTTCGTTAGATGTGCCTGCAACTGTGGCTATGTAATTACCTGTAGTGTCAGTGCCTAAAGCTACGCTGTTAGCCGCTATCGTGGTGGATATGGTTATGTTAGCACTACCATCAAAACTTGTCGCAGAAGCGGTTACATCGCCACTAAGCGTTATTGTACGAGCAGTCTCTAAAGCTGTAGCTGTCGTTGCATTACCAACTGCAAAATCTAGCGTTCCATCGGAATCTTCATAAGTTACGGTTATGCCTGTCTCAGTATTGCTACTGACCATCGCTCCAACAATATCTTGAACCCTTTCATTGGATATAAATAGGTTTGACGAGCCTTCTGTGAGATCGTCTGTATCAAAGCCTGTTAGGTTCCTGGTATCAAAGTTCACCCTGTTGCCCATAAGGGCATGGCTAGAGCATTGATAAAATAAGACTGTAGGTGTAGATGCTGTTGCCTTTATTTGTGTATAAGCACCTGCACTACCTGCTGTTCCGTTGGTTGTTACGTCTGTTGTATAAGCTGTAGTCTTGTCTGCTTCATAATAGAACAACAAAGGGTGTCCCCCATTTGAACTATCGGATTGGTCAAACCTATATGTGGTATCTGGTGTCAGCGTCAGATATGGCGACTCCACTCCATCAATCACATAAGCATTTGAACTGCCACTATCGTATGGGTGTTCTGATGTTTTACTGGCTACGGTAACCGTTAGGGTTTGTGTTGTGGCTTCACTAGGAGCAATGCTCAAAGTACCAGAAAACTCTGGATCGCTTATGGTTGGATTAGTTATAGTTTTGTTTGTAAGTGTTTCTGTGGCACTTGTTGTATCAACAACTAGATCTATAGTCCCATCGCTATCATCATAAGTTACAGTGATGTTGGTTTCGGTATTACTACCGAACATAGCACCCACCGTATCTTGTATGACCTCACTTAAATCTATGTTAGATGAACCATCAAAAGACACACCATGTATTGTTCTTGCAGTCTCTAAGGCAGTAGCAGTAGCGGCATTGCCTGTGGTGTCTTGGTTCAATGTTCCTATGACTAAATCTATGGTTCCGTCAGAGTCCTCATAAGTCACAGTTATATTAGTTTCTGTATTAGAACTAAACATAGCGCCAACTGTGTCTTGTATAACTTCTGAGAGATCTATATTTGCAGTTCCGTCAAAACTAACTCCGTGTATGGTTCTTGCTGTTTCTAATGCTGTTGCGGTTGCTGCGTTCCCAGTTGTATCTTGATTGAGAGTACCAATCACCAAATCAATAGTACCGTCACTATCTTGATAAGTTACAGTGATATTAGTCTCAGTATTTGAACTGAACATTGCACCAACTATATCCTGGACGTACTCAGTGTTTAGGCCAACTGTAACACCTGCTGTCTCTGAACCACTGTTAGCTACATCTATACCACTATTTGAAGCTGCAACGGTAGCTACATAGTTTCCTGTTGTATCTGTCCCTAAAGCTACAGAATTGGCTGCTATGGTTGCAGTTAGAGTTCCGTCACCAAGTTCTGTAAGAGTCACAGACCCACTCAGATCTCCTGCTAGGGTAATGCTTGGCGATTTATTGATCGTAGTCCCAGACGAAATATCACCACCGTTGATGTCAACAGTATTCAGCACAGGAGCTGTTAGAGTTTTGTTGGTTAAGGTCTGCGACCCGCTCAGTGTTGCAACAGTAGAATCTATTGCAAAAGTTATAGCGTTACCACTTCCAGATGTATCTATGCCTGTTCCGCCTGTGAAGGTAAGTGTTTCGCTGTCTAGATCTATACTAAGCGCACCTCCTGAATCACCTTGAAAATCAAGGTCTTGTGCTGTTAATTGTGCATCTACATATGCTTTGATTGATTGTTGTGTAGCTAAAGATGTATTGCTGTTGGATCCCAGGTTATCTTCATCTAAGACCTGTGTTACAGCTGCACCGCCTGCTATAAACTGTAAAGTTTTAAGTTTTGTTGTTAAAGAAGCTGCGTTACTTGATGTGGTAGCCAACCATCTTGCGTTACTATGATCATATATTATTGTGGATCCATCATCGCTACTTCCAACTGTTTCTGCTTCTACGGATCTACCTAATAATGTTGCTGCTCCAGAGAGGCCTTGTGTACCTACTGTTATAACACTAATCGCATCTGCATCAGTTACGACAACTTTATTTATGGTATTTGTATTGGAGGTAGTGACCTTTGATATAGCCATTATCTGCTAATGTTCCTCCTGATTGTATAAGTGCCTTCTAAGATACGAAATACCCTAGAGCTACCGTCTACTACCTCTAAGTCAAAAACTCCGTCCCCTGCGGTCAAATTCGCAGTATCTGCTGATGATATTGAAAGTGTTACTGTTCCTGCTGAACCGCCAAGTGTAATTCTGTTATTTGCTGTTGTGAGTGTGAGGACTTCTGATGAACTTTCTGGTGTTTCTCTCAAGTCCATTTCTGCTGACGTATAGCCAGTAAGATTTATTAAGGTATCGCTAGAATCCTTTAATGTTAGGGTTTGTCCGAATGTTGCACCCTGTTCTATTATAAAATGATGATAACCTGCACTCATGTTTGTTCCTTGTTATATTCATGGTCTCTACCATCGTCAGCTTCTGCTTTTTAAATAATATCACTAATAAGTGATCTGGGTACAAGTTCTAGCTTTTTTTCTTAGTTGTTCTTTTCTTTCTAGTAGTTTTCTTCGGTGCTTCTCCGCCTTCCCAGGCTTCATTGATATCTGGTGTTGATGGATCATCTCCAACTAATTGTCCTTTTTCATTCCTGGCTCTCACTGGCTCACCTTCTTCTTCTGCGCCTGCTTCTACTTTGACTTCCATTGCCCAACCATTTTCTACGAAAGTTTGCATCACATCATCTTGCCAAGTCTCACTAGCATCCACTATTTCATCTGCCACATACAACTTAGTATCTGTACCATCTTTATTAGATGATGCGGGTTTTGGTACTAAAATTTTATAACTTTTTGCCATTAAATTCTCCGTTGAGGTTGTGGGGTATTTCTACCCCACGTTCCCATTCTGTATTAAGAGTTATGCGCCGTAAAAGCGTTATCTGTGCTGTGTCTAGCACCACTTCTCACAACCATAGCACCGATAGGTGTACCGTTGGAGTGTGTGCCTGTCTTAGCCAAAACAACTCTTATATAACGTTTGTTGCCAACATATTCAACACGGAATATTCCGCCTGCTGTGTCAGGATTGCCTCCTGCCGTACCATCTAATTTTAAGAAGATACCGCCTGAGTCAATTGTTCCATCAACTATGCCTGCTTGCGCCACGTCAGTGTATGTTGAATCATCATCAGATTCCTCTAATGAAATCTCAAAATGCACCGAACTAGATAAAGTGTCGCCTTCAGCACCTACGTCTACCAGAACTGTCGCTCTTTCGTAGCCTTGTAAGTCAACACCTGTTCCATTTGCCGCCGCAGTTTTAACTGCATTGATAATTGAAACAGCAGGATTAATGTTATTTGATAAGTCTTGCATTATTTACTCCTCGCTTACGCTGATACTTTTTGTTTAACAATAGCTTCAGCTTGCACAACCTGGCCACCAACTCTTCTTCTTGCAACGTATCTTACGTTTCCAGAAGTAGCTTGAGTGAAAGGATCTCTGCTTACTGATAAAGCCACCCTGTCTACAATCATGTATGCTCTTGCGAAATCACCAAACAGAACTGGGAAGGCATTAGCCGCCACGTCTGGCATATCTGTAGCTTGAACATAAGGATAACCTAATATTGTATTAGGCACTCCACCTTGTAGAGACATACCTGCTTGGAACACATATTGTCCTGCGGTATCTTTTAGCTTTCTGATAGCTGCCAAAGTTGTTCTGTTGAAAACAAAAGCACCATTATTAGCATACTCAGATTTAATGCTGTGAACTAAAGTGATAAGTCCATCAGCTAATAAAGCTGTTCCATTACCAGAGTTTACTTCACTCACACTGCTATTTGTCAATAAACCTTCAGGCTTACCAACAGCATCACCGCTCACAAATGCAGTTCCTTCAGCTTTTGCAAATTGCTCTGCAAACTCTGATTGCATCTCTGCTTCAAGATCAAAGACAGTATCCTCTAAGTTTTGCTCAGAGATGTCCACTAAGGCA